TATCAAGATGGTCGAGAGCGACCTGGTCAAGGAACATTCCATTGGCTTCAATGTAAAAGGCCGCAAGAAGGGTGCAGACGCAAATGAACTACTTGACGTAGTTTTGTACGAAGGATCAAGTCTGACGTCATGGGGTGCAAACCAATACACGCCGATGCTTGGCCTCAAAGGCATAACAATGGAATCGCGCATCGACAGGTTGTACAAGTTGCAGAAGTTCGTCAAAAACAGTGACGCGACTGATGAGACCATCGACCTGCTGATGTTGGAGATAAAGCAACTGAACCAGTTGATCGAGGACCTGAAAAGTGAACAGGAGAGCGCAGAGCCGCAACCTGTCGAACCGAAGGTGGACCCGGTAAAAGTGGCGAAGGACGCAATGGACATCCTATTATTCAAAAATTTCAACAACTGACAACATGGAAGTAAAAGACATGGTCGCAGCCCTTGACCCCAAGTTCGGGGAGATCAAGGCGCAGGTGGCTGCCGAAGTGGCCGCCATCGACAAGAAGCACGAAGCCGCTGTCGCACAACTGAACGAAGATGCGCAGAAGAAGGGCGAGACCCTTGGCGAACTGAAAGAGAAGGTCAACGGCCTCATCGCCACGAATGGCAAGCTGAAGGCCAGCATCGAGAGCGAGGCTTTCGCAGACCGCCAGCGCACGATGAAGGGCGCACTGCTCGACATGGTGACCGAGAACTATGACAGCATCCGGGAGATGAAGCCCTTTGCTGCTCAGAAGGCCGTAGGCACCATGACCCTCGGCAACAACCTGACCGGCACCAGCCAGATCAGCTACGTCGACAGCCCCATCCTGCGGTCGTTCTTCAATCCGCACCTGTACGATGTGTTCCGCATCATCCCGACGGCCACCGGAAACGTGACCTTCCCCCGCGGCAACACGACCATCGGTGAGGGTTCGTTCGGCACGCAGACGGAAGGCAGTTCCAAGGCGCAGGTCGACTACGACGTCACGATGGTGAACACCTCGCTGTCGTTCATCGCGGGCTACGCACGGGTCAGCCGTCAGATGCTGCAGGACCTTCCCTTCCTGCAGGCATACCTGTCGACCTCGCTGCTCGAAGACTGGAACCAAACGGTCAACAACAGCTTCATGTCCACCATCACGGCATCGGCTACCGCAGGTTCCACCTCGGCCACCCCTGTCGCTGAGCGCATCGTGGACTACATAGCGCAGCACCTGAAGCTTGGCCTCGGTCAGCCGAACCTCATCCTCACCACCCATGCCGTGTGGGCCTCGGTCATCAAGACTCAGCCGACCAACGGGTCCTACAGCGTACCGGGTGGCGTGGTGATCGGCCCCAACGGCGAAACGCGCATGCTTGGCATCCCCCTGGTGCCGCACTCGCAGATCCCGACCGGCAAGATTTACATCATGAACACCGCAGCCTTTGCCATCGCACAGGCCAGCGGCCTCGCGGTCCGTTCAACGGAGTTCAACGAAGACGACTTCATCAAGAATCTCGTCACCTACCGGTGCGAGGCCCGTCTTGGACTCCTGAGCTTCCAGCCCACCGCAGCCATCTACGGCAGCGCATCCTAAGGGCAGCAAACTTCACAAGGGGCCGGCATTTCGTCGGCCCCTTCACTATGCTACTTTCACGCACTCACCAAACAATGACACATGCCCATCGGCAGCTACTCGGCATACGCCGACATCATCTGCGAAATTATCCATCAGCGGCCCTCGGCCATCCTTGACCTCGGCATCGGCTTCGGCATCAACGGCGCAGGTATTCGGAATTGGCTCGGAAATGGGGTAAAATCCCCCGAACTGCACATTACAGGTGTCGAAGGGTGGCAAGACTACAAAAGCCCGTGTTGGGGCTGCTATGACGTCGTACACGTCATGACCATCCAAGACTACCTTGCCGGACACTCGGACACCTTCGACGCCATAATAATCACTGACGTCATCGAGCACTTCAAGAAGTCGGAAGGCCTCGACATCCTTGCCACCTTGCGCACAAGGCTGAACCCCAACGGCGTCCTATACGTCAGCACGCCCGGCATCTGGATGGAGCAAGGCGCAGCGCATGGCAATGAGTTGGAGCGGCATTTGTCCAAGTGGTCCATCGCCGACCTGCTGCCCTGCAAGGTCATCCGCAATGGCTATGAGCTCGACAACTACGGCCACCAGATGATCGTGGCGGCACAACACAACACCAAATGAAACTGCTGAACAGCATCCACCTGTACCCTCCGCAGCATGTCTGCGGGGCAGAGTTCATGGCGCACTGGATCAACAAGGACATCAAGGGAAACGGCGGTGATGTGCGCGTATTGCTACATCAGGCAATGCACTACAAGATAGACAGCATGTACGTCTATGACGGCATTGATGTCTTTCCACCTGACCCTGCCGTCATCGAGAAACTATTTTTCTGGTCCGATGCAGCGATGACGCATCTTGACTATACCAAATGGTCTGTTTGCATGTCGGCTGTCATGCGCAAGCCACTATTCCACCTCATCCACAACACCCACAAATACCCTGAGATTGAGATGGCCGACAGGCCGCAGTATATCATATATAACAGCGAGTGGGCACGCAGCGAACTTGGATACCATCACCCCAGCATTGTGGTGCATCCCCCGTGCGATTGGCGCGCTTATGATACCGACATCGACCCGCAATTCAACGAAGCCATCACCCTCATAAACCTCGACCAGAACAAGGGCGGGCACATCCTTCGTGAAATAGCCACACGACTGCCACACCGGAAATTTATCGGCGTCATCGGTTCGTACAGCGAGCCCGGCAACATCGGGCAGCACATCAACCAGCCGCCGAATGTCACGGTGTTGCCAAAGACCAATGACACCACGGGCGCGTACCGGCAGACGCGCATCCTCATCATGCCGTCAAAGTACGAATCACGGGGCCGCACGCCCACCGAGGCAATGGGCAGCGGCATCCCCGTCATATCTTCCGGCACACCCGGCCTGCGCGAAAACTGCAGCAAGGCCGGCATCTACGTCGACCGCGAAGATGTTGACGCGTGGTGTGACGCCATCGAAAGGCTGTTCAAGCCGAAGGCCTACGAGAAGGCAAGCAAAGCCGCACGCATCCGCAGCAGGGAACTTGACCCGACTGTGGAATTGGTACATTTGCGTCAGTTTATGGCCGACAGCCGCGAACATTACAAAGTGAAAGCATGAACCTGCTGTTAGATACCGAGGTCCTGCAGGACTACACTGGCGAACCCGTGAGCCTTGCCACGGCGAAGGCATACATGAAGGTCAACTTCGACGATGACGACACCCTTATCACTTCGCTCATAGCAAATGCCATCCGGTGGCTTGAGAACTACACCGGCCGGTCGTTCAAGCAGCGGTCGATGAAGTACACCGTGGAAATGTCGGCCGGCGAGTGGTACCGCCTGCCGGAACCCGTCATATCTGTCGACGCGGTGAACTACGAGAACGAGACGCTGAATTTTGACCAGTCGAGCATTGCAGGGCCCAATGTCAAGGTAGCATTCGATGGAGTTTTCGACATTTATTTCACACACGGATACACCGCGCTGCCCGACGACATCAAGAACGACATCCTCGCCATCACGGCATACACCTACCAAAACAGGGGCATCGACTTGAGCAATGAAGGCGCCAACCTTGTCGACTTCCCCATGCTGGCCTCGCAATACTACCGAAGGGTGGCTATATGAACATAAAACTGAAGGGAGTTCAAAAGGTGCTCAACGACCTTGCGAAACTTGACGAGAAGGTGACCAAGGATGTAGACGGCGAAATAGAGGCTGCATCAAATAGTATAAGAGACCAAGCCGTAAAGAATGCACCAGCAAATTTTTCAAATCTAAAAGCCAGCATAGGTCAAGCCAAGGTCGGGCCACTTAGATACACGGTTTTTGCTAATATTTGGCATGCCCCCTATGTTGAGTTCGGCACGGTCAAGAAGGTCAGTGTGCCTGTCGAACTTCAGGAAGTGGCGCAACAGGTCAAGAACCGTCCAAAGCGCGGCAACTTCAAATCATTCATCGAGGACATCTACCTGTGGGGAACCTACAAGGGGGTCATCAAAAAAGGCGACCGGCAGCATGCACGCAACATTGCCCGGAAGATATACATGAACGGCATAGCCCCGCAGCCGTACCTTTGGCCTGCATTCGTGAACGTGCGGCCCAAACTTATTGCAAGGTTAAAAGCAGAAATTGAACGGATAAAACTGTGAAAAATCCCGGCAAGTCTATAAGAGAGGCATACATGACAGCCCTGCAAGGTTTGAGCTACGACGGGCAGGCCGTGCAGGTCTACGAGTTTATGCCCATCGAGACATTGCCGATGAACTATGTCTACATCAATGCCATCACCTACAACCAGGTGGGCAACAACCACAAGTTCATCTACAATGCATCGGTGGCTATCGACATCGTGACGAAGCAGTACAAGAAGTTGGACTATGACGTCGTGGATGGCATCGCGGAGCAGGTGCAGAACACCTTGCTTGAGTTCCCGTACAGTCAGATAAATGATGCTAACTTTGATTTCATGAACACGGTGGTCGACTCGGCACAATACATCATAGAGCAGGACGGATCGGCCCACATTGTGCGGAAAATTATCAGATTCACTCAAAGTCTAATAGAAAAGTAAATGGCAAATATCACTGGCAACACTCAGAACATCGAGGTCGATTTCGCCCCGACATCGTCGTACAAGACCCTCATCTGCCTTCGCACGTCGAGCGTCAACACCACGTTGACCGTGAACGAAGACGAGACGAACTGCGGCAAGCTCACATCGGTGGGCGAGCCTGGCTTCACCTTCGACTTCGACGCGGTGTGCGAGACCACGCAGACGGCATCGCAGGCATCCTACGACGACTGCCTGAGCGCGATCGTCAACAAGACGAAGGTGAAGGTCAGGTTCCAGAACCCTGTCGTGTCGGGCTCGTCGGTCGGTACCTTCTACTACCACGAGTGCGAGGCCTACTTCACCCGCCTGACGTTGAACCAGGACGCAGCCGGTGGCGCGTATGTCTCGTTCAGCGGAACGCTGCAGTCGACCGGCACACTCGACATCACCCCGTAACACGGGCTAACACACACACCGCATGAACGGGTACATACAGGCCGACCTGCTCGGCAGGGTCAGAGGCATAAAGTTTGGCATGCTCGCACTGCAGCAGATCTCGATGGAAAGCCAAAGGCTCGGCAGTGTCCTTGGCGGGTCTGTCGACCTTGCGATGGTGCCGGTCATAGTCTATTGGGGGCTGTTCAACAACTGCTACATCAAACGCGAAGACCCCGACTTCACCTTTGAAGACGTGGTCAACTATGTCGATGAGCATGTCAATGAGCCGGAGCGGTTCACACCCATCGTGCAGTGCCTGTACGGTTCAAAACTGATCGCAGGTGAGCCGCAGGGTGATGACGTGAAGGGTAAAAAAAAAGTTCGACCTGACGCATGAAACCGGGTGGGATGAACTACGGCGGCATGTGTCGGGTGAGATAGGAAGGCAGGACTACGATGCGCTGACGATGCGCGAAGTGGTGCTGGTGATGCAGGGATACGCTGACCGACAGATACATGACTACCGCAACACGCGCATGGTCATGTACATGATGGCCAGGCTGCACGCCGATCCAAAGAAGGCACCCAAAAGCCCGGAAGACCTTTGGCAACTTCCGGGTGATGAGCCCGGCCAGCTGTCCGAAGACTACCTAAAAGGCTTGTTCGACGAATTGAGACAGAAGCAAGAAGCGGAACGAAATGGCTGAGCAACTGCAGATAGGAATAGGCGCAGACGTCAGCGGGTTGCAGACCGGCTTGTCAAAAGCTGAAGACGCAGTCAAGAAGTTCGACAATTCCGTCAAGAAGTCAGTCGCTGCATCCGGCCAGGCGCAGCAGGCCTTGGTCAACTTGGGCCGTGTGGCATCCGATGCCCCCTTCGGCTTCATTGCGATTTCTAACAACATCGAGCCACTTGTTCAGTCGTTCCAATCACTGAGCCGTAAGTCAGGTAGCCTTGGATCGACGCTGAAGGCCCTTGGAACGTCATTAGCAGGCCCTGCAGGTGTGCTGCTGGCTTTTTCATTGGTCAGTTCGGCAGCGACCGTGCTGACCCAGAAATACGGCAGTCTCGGCAACGCCATCAACGCCATCTTCGGCAACTTCACTGAACTTGACAAGGCCGTCAGTGACGCGGCCAAGAGTTACGACGAGTTTAACAAAAAAGCACAGACTTCATTACAAATCAGCGAAGCGGCCGAAGGCAGCGTTCAGGGGCAACTTGCCACGGTCAATGCGTTAGTCAAAATTGCAGGCGACCAGACAGCAGCCTACGACCGGCGCAATGCGGCACTGAAGGAACTTGCCAGCATCAACAAGGACTACTTCGGCAACCTGCGCATCGAGAACGGCCTTGTGGTCGGCCTGACCGATGCGGTGAATGGATACACGGCATCGGTTGTCGCAAGTGCCAAGGCCAAAGGGTTCGAGCAGGCCATCAGTCAACTTGCCCCGCAACTGAACGAGCAGCTGAGGCTTTTGGAAGCATTACGCGCTGAGCGTGACCGCATCGCCAAACTACCTGCCAAAATTGTCGGTATTGCGGCCACACGCGACCTGACGCAATTAAACGAAGCAAACGAAAAATATGCTAAGCAGGAAGAGATAGTAAAAGAGTTGACGGAGCGTGGCGAAAGATATCAAAACCAATTAGCCACACTCACGGGCGAGATCGTGCGCAACAAGGTACAGGTCAACGCAGCACAGGAAGCCACAACGGCCAAGGTGGCAGCAGATAAGGCAGCGACCAAGGTCACTGAGGAATACGCGAAGGCTGAGGCGCGGCTGAACGCCGAATTTGCAAGGCGTGCAAAGGAACGCGATGCACTGAGGGCACGGGCCGGACAAATCAGCGCGGTGGACATCTTCGCAAACCAGCAAGCCGCTGAGCCGCAGATACAAAAGCAAATCACACTACTTGACAAGCTGAAGGCGAAACTTGACGAAGTGCTGGTCAAGCCGCAAAGCCTTGTCAGGGCGGAAATAATAAGCCAAGAGCAAATCGATGGCGCAAGGGAAAGGCTGTTGCAGCTGCAAGAGTTCGCCAATCAGACGGCCAACCAGTTCCTGAACTACTTGGGCCCGTCCATT